TTCTCAAGACAGAAATTACATTAATGGATTCTTTTATAGAGGTGTGGAAAATGAGCAATATACCTCACAGCATCAGTGATAAAATAGATAGGTGTCTTTATCGAAATGAAGATCATCCCATTTGTATTGTTAAAGAAATGGTTTTTAACTATTTTTCCGATCTAACAAAGATTGAAATTGATAATCCATACGTTTCTGTTGAGAATAACTTCGATAGATTACGCGTTCCCGCAGATCATCCATCTAGAAAACCAACAGATACATTCTACAAGGATGAAAATAACGTTCTTCGGACACATATGACATGTTATTTATATCCAATGGGTAAGTCAACCACTGGTCATAGCCAACTTAAGTATATCACCTGTGGCGATGTGTACCGTAAAGATGCTATTGATGCCACTCATTATCCCGTATTTCATCAAATTGATGCGTTCTGTATTGTGCCTAATGGTGTAGATGTGAAGCAAGACCTAAGAAATAGGCTATCTGGGCTCATTACACACCTATTCGGACCCAATTCATCGCATCAATTCTTAGAAGATGCCGATTATGAGGACGTTTACTTCCCCTTTACCGTTGACTCGGTGGAAGTAAGTGCTAAATTCAAGATGGATGACCAAGAAAAACAGCTTGAGTTGCTCGGAGCAGGCACCGTTCACCCTGATATTATGGCAGATTTAGGTTTACCAGACCACCAAGCCTGGGCTTTTGGTCTAGGTATAGAGCGCCTTGCTATGGTAATGTTTAATATTCCAGATATTAGACTGTTTTGGAGCACCGATCCGCGCTTTTTAAGCCAATTTAAGGCGGGCAAAGTAACTCAATTCAAGCCATATTCCAAATATGAGATGTGTTATAAGGATATTTCCTTTTTTACCAGCCCAGAATTTTCATATAATGACCTTTGCTCTATTGCTAGAGATGAGGATAAGAATAGTTTGATTGAATCTATTGTGTTGATTGATGAGTTCCAGAAGAATGGGCGCACTTCTCAATGTTATAGGGTGACATATAGGTCTATGGATGGCACTTTAAAAAACTCTGAGATGAATAAAACGCAAAAATCAATTGCAAAAAGAATTTCAGAAGAGTTGAAAGTAGAGATTAGGTAATGGGAGTTGATTATTTACAATGTGACGGTTGCCAAACAGGCTATCGCGATGATAGCGATTATGCATGCTATTGCGATTGTGGCAATTCTTTCTGTAGCAAAGAGTGTGGTAAACTTGACAACTATTTAGACCCAGCAACTCAAGAAGAGCCAGAAGAAGATGACCCAGCATATCAAGATTTTTTGGATGGTGAATGTCACATTGATAAAACTAAACCAATTACCTGTGTAGTTTGTCGGTATGAGTCTCATACTGATTATGTTTTACTTGAAGCGGTCATAAAACATTTTAACATTACAAAAGAAATTGCTATTAATATTTGGAAAGCAAGTAAAAATGAAAAAAATAAAGCTAAAAAACTCAATTCCGCAGAGTAGCTCTATATACGCCGTGGTGTGTAGCGCCACTCCAGAGTTGCGTAGTGCCAAATTTTTCTCTACTAAAGACTCTGCCCGCAAACATCTAAAATTGTTAGCAGATGAACGAAGGCATAAGCTGGGCGTTCATTGTTTTGAAGAAAATGAAGATAAATTCTCCCTTTTGCTTGGGTGGGAAGAGCATAAAGTAAGTTTTGCCATTGTAGAATTAGCAGTCAGCACTTAATTTGTAAAATTCGCGTCGTCGCCAAAGGGCTTGACAACCTGTTCGGTCGTGCTTATGTTATCAAAGCGTCGGGAGCGGTGTGCGCCACACCCTCGCCTTTTAACTGGAGCGCACTTACCAACCCCAAAGAGGATTGAAAATGTCTAAGAATCGAACTCAAGAGCTTGCAGATAAGATTACTCAAGCAAGAGTTGACTATTACAACAACCAGCCCACCGTTTCAGATAAGGTTTTTGATGCTTGGTGTGATGAGTTGCGTGTTCTTGTGCCGAATCACATTGCATTAACTGCCGTTGGAGCCCCTGTTGGACCTTCTGTTTGGCTTAAAGCCAAGCATCAGATTCCAATGGGCTCACTAAACAAGGTTAATCTGCCTATTGAGATGTCTGATTGGGCAAAAGACAAGAGCGACAAGACGTTATGGTTCGTTACTGAGAAGCTTGATGGGCTTTCGATTGAGCTTATCTATGAATCTGGTAAGCTGATCCAGGCGATCACTAGAGGCGACGGCACAACTGGCGAGGATATTACAGCTAATGTATGTAGAATGCATGGCGTTAACAATGATTTGGGGCTAAACTTCAATGGATCTCTTCGTGGAGAGATCATTATGACAAAGACTATGTGGAAGCTTCATTTCCCCGAGATGGCTAATCCTCGTAATGCAGCCTCCGGCGTCTCCAAAAGACTTGATGGTGTTGGTGTTGACAAGATTGGAATCCTTTTCTATCAGGTTTTAGGTGATGTAGACTTCAAAACTGAGGTCGAACAGTTCACTTGGCTGAAGAATAACAAGCTGGGCATCCCTAATTTCTGGACTTACAAGACTATTGATGATGTCAACAAGCATTGGAGAGACTATCAAGACACTAAGCGTGACAAATTAGACTATGACATTGATGGTTTAGTCATTCGTATCGATGATATGACAAGGCAAATGTCGTTGGGTGACAAGGATCTGCGCCCCTTAGGCGCCATGGCATTCAAGTTTGACAACGAATCTCGCGAATCAACCATCCGAGATATCATTTGGCAGGTTGGTAACAGTGGACGATTGACTCCGGTGGCAGTTGTTGACCCGGTTGTTCTAGTTGGAGCCACTGTTACTAGAGCTAGTCTATACAATATGTCTTATATTGAAGAGCTTAAGCTTGATATTGGAGCAACTGTTCTAGTTGTTAGAGCCAATGATGTCATTCCTCGCATTGAAGAGTTGATTAAGGGGACTGGTAAGGTGATTGATCACCCTACACACTGTCCCGAGTGTAGTGCTGTAGTTAAGTTTGATGGTGAAAACCTTATGTGCACCAACACGCAGTTGTGTTCGGCACAGATTATTGGTCGAATTAAGAACTGGGTCAAGGAACTTAATCTGCTTGAGTGGGGAGATACCTTAGTTGAGAAGCTTGTACAGTCTAATAAGGTTGTCACGGTGGCTGATCTTTATACTTTAACGGTCGATGATCTTGCTAATTTGGATCGTATGGGCGAGAAGTCGGCTCAAAAGTGTTTTGAAATCCTTTGGGATCCGACCAATACGAATATTTCTCTTGACATTTTTCTTGGGGCGCTTAGTATTCCAACTATTGGCGGCTCAACCATTCGTTCTATTATGAATGTTGGATGTGATACGCTTGAAAAGTTTGGTCAGCTTGGTGCCGCTCAGTTTGAACAGGTTCCTGGTGTGGGTCCGACCAAGGCAAAGTTCCTTGCAGATGGATTAAAGCATAATCAAAAGATTATTCTTGCGCTTATTGAAAACGGAATTACCATAAAAGCCAAGATTCATGGCGTGATGACAGGCAAGTCTGTCTGTTTTACCGGCGCAATGAAAATGAAGAGACCTTTATTGGAGAAGATGGCAGCAGATCAAGGCGCCGATGTTAAGGGATCGGTTGGTAAAGGGCTTACTTATCTTGTGATTGCTGATCCTAATAGCACTAGCTCTAAAGCACAGGCTGCTCGTAAGATGGGAACGACTTTAATTTCTGAAGAAGCGTTCTTGGATTTAGTTAAATAATTTATTAGCTACTAATTTCGATATATAGTCCTTGAAAGATAAGGATTATTATGTTTGATATATTTTTTGACTTAAGTAATATGCACCAAGTTGTTGACTCTCCCGCCGATCAGATGTCAATATTATATGATGAGCTTGCGCTAGTGTCGGCAGCCCAAAATACTCGTGTATTAGATGAAGAAATTGAGATTGAAAGCGAATCAATTAGCTTTAATTTCGAGTTAAACTTGCCAGAGGGCATGCTACCTGACGATGATTATCCAGTAATTATCAAAGAGTCTGGCAAATGTGCGCCGAATAGCAAAAAGAAATATCTTAACGGAGCAACTTGTGTCAGTTGCAATGAAATTTATCCATATGCGGAGGAGCCAAATCAAAAAGACGGCTCTTTTAAATGTTATTCGTGCCGCAAATATGGTTAATTTAGCTTCTTAGCGGCGAGTTATATGTCGTCAGAGGTGCCATATGACGACTATCGATCCAAAATTTACAATTACTCTCGACAATTTATTAAAATGTACGGCTTTTGCTAAAAGTTCTGTCAACACCAGCTCTGATAAGTATGCTAGTCGCAATCAATTTGACATAGATAAAATTATGAGAGACATTAGAACTGGAAAAATAGGCGAAGAAGGCGCTTATGAAAAGATTTCATCTATTTATCCAGAGCTTTCTAAGCCAGATTATCAAATTTATTCCAAAAAAGATAAGTCTTGGAGTCCAGATCTAACAGATTCTACCTCTGGAGTTCATATTGGTGTCAAATCTCAAGACAGAGAGTCGGCAGATCACTACGGAGAGTCGTGGGTTTTCCAATATGGCAATGGTGGGAAGTACGATTGCGACACTGGAGTGTTCAAAACCACTGATCCCAACCACTATGTTGCCTTCATTGCCCTTAACATTCCTAAAAGAGTTGGTAATGTGAGAGCAATTGTCAAGGTTCAGTGGCTACATGACAAGAAATTGTTCAAAGAAATGAAGAAAGCAAGCTTGCGCGGCAATAAAGTCGCTGTATATTACGAAGATTTAGAGAAATATAAAAACGAACTATGGCAACTGTAACACCGTTTCGCTACCCAGGCTCCAAAAACAAGATGCTTCCCATTTTAATGGAGCATATTGACAAGATGATGGCTGGTAGAAACGAATTTTGTGATGTTTTTGTTGGAGGAGGCTCCGTTCTTTTAGAGATTGCCAAGAAATATCCCAGCATACAGCTCTATGCTAATGATAAGGATATTAATATTTCTAGTTTTTGGGAAGTTGTCGCCTCTGTAGATAGTCTTAAAATGTTTGAGCTGTTCGATCTGTTGGAGGCTAAGCCAACCCTAGAACTATTTTATAAATTACGTGAGACGCCAGCAAACAATATTGTGGATCGAGCCTATCGGGCAATCTTTTTTAACCGCACGACCTTCTCTGGTATCTCAACCAGCGGACCCATTGGTGGTAAAGAACAGAAAAGTCAATACAATATTGATTGTCGCTACAATATTACTGCTTTAAAGAAGAAGATTCGCGCCTGTCACGATCTATTAATGGGCAGAACTAAAGTTTCTAATGATGATTTTAGATCATATGAATCTTTAACGATGACTAATTGTCCTGCATATTTAGATCCGCCCTATTATATTAAGGGTGATTCATTATATCCTGAACAAATGAAGCCTGCC